ACTAAGTTTTTAGGCCAGACACAGACAGCCTATCCTAAAAAGAATTGGTCTAGTTTTATGTTAATGAATTGTGCTAAGTGTAGTGCATTAACACCAGACTATGTTAATTCAGCCACAGGTTTAGAACTACATCAATTTAAGTGGCTGGAAGGCGACCACCTTATCGGAGATTTGCCTTTAGAATGGAATTGGTTAGTAGGTGAGTATGACCATAAAGAAGATGTAAATAATGTACATTTTACTGAGGGTGGACCTTGGTTTAAAGAATATAAAGATGTAGATTATTCACAAGATTGGTTTCATAATTATAAAGAATGTATGTTGATTGGTAATGATTGAAGGCTTTGAAACAAATAGAAACGCTAAAGATAATATACTAAGAGCATTTTGTGATGTAACTCATAAAAATGCAGTAAGTGATATAGCTGCCTTTGGTGTGGGTAGATGGCCTACTTTTGATATGCAAAAGTGGACTACAAATCCTGTTGCAGTAGTGGGTACTCTAAGAGGCACAGAAACTATTATATGGGAATCCCAAAAGAGAGAACATACTTTTTATTATATGGACCACGCATACTTTCATGCTACTAGAAATTATAGTGGTGATATTCAGTATAGAATTATAAAATCACAAATGCAACTTAATAGACTTGTTGACTTAGAACAAGAAGATTATGATAGAATTGAGAGATATAAACCTATCATAACACAACCATTTCAAAAGAGTGGTGAACATATACTATTATGTCCACCGTCACAAGCAATTTGTAGATTATATGACCTAGGTGACGAAGAAATGTGGATTGAAGGAATGATTGCAGAACTTTCAAATTACACAGGTAGAAATATTATTGTTAGAAAAAAAGATACAAAAATTAATTTAATGGACCATCTGAAAGATTGTCACGCTTTAGTAACTCATCAATCAACAGCAGCTATCACAGCCATAACACAAGGTGTGCCTGTTTTTTGTGACCATATATCTCAAGCCGTGCCAGTTGCAGAAATAGATATAAGTAGAATTGAAACACCTTTTTATCCAGATGATGATTTAAGACAAGATTGGATTGATAGTTTGTTAAGTTGTCAATTTAATATGTCAGAGATTAGTAATGGTACAGCAAGAAGAGTGGTAGATAGGTTACAATGATTTTAGTTATAGGTTGTGGTTTTGTAGGTGGTACAATTGCAGATTGTTTAGAAGAACATGATATTAAAGTTGTACGCATAGACCCTAGGTTGAATAATAATAAAATAAAAGATTACCTAAATGCTGACGGTGCCATTATCTGTTTACCTACACCTACTGAAAATGGTAAACCAGATGATAGTATTATAAAAAAGGTTGTGTATGGTTTAGGTGATATGAAAATTTTAATTAAGTCTACCATACTACCCAATCAAATTGATAAGTATTCAAAGAATGTAATTTATTCGCCAGAATTTTTAAGAGAAAAGTATGCTAAAGAAGATTTTAAGAATCAAAAAGTATTCATTTGGGGTGGTGAAGAAAAAGAAGTAAAATGGTGGGTAAATAGGTTTGGTAAATTAAACAAAGAGAATGTGATAACAAATAGAAAAACAGCTAGCATGGTAAAGTATATACATAATTGTTGGTTAGCAACCAAGGTCACATTTTTTCACGATTTAAATAGAAAATTAAGTAAAGATATAAATTATAATGAAATGATAGGTATATTAAGTTTGTTTGAAAACATAGGACCTAGTCATATGAAAGTAGAAAAGTTAGGTTATGATGGCAGTTGTTTTCCTAAAGATGTCGAAGCATTTAAAAATTTTACAGACAATAAAATATTAGATACAGTAATGAAAGTAAACAATAACTTATTGAGGGCAAGATGATTATAACACATAAAATAGCATGGGATAAATGCCTGTCACACCAACTATGGCCTGCCATACAAAAAGGTTGGAAAGATGAGGGTAAAGATGTACACTTCTTTTGGGGTTTAGCAGGTCAAAATATTAGACAGATAAAAGAATGTGAAGAAAGAGGTGATGAATGGTGGTATGTAGATGTAGGTTATCTTACTGAACAAATCACAAGATATCCAGAACCTATCATCAATAATTACGACACAACTTATTTTAGAATATGTAGAGGTGGTATTCACACAAACAGATTTCATGTTACTTCACCAGACAGGTGGAATATATTAGACAAACAAGGTATTGATTGTCACTTCAAAGGTTGGCGTGATAGTGGTGACCATATTTTATTATGTCCTTCATCTCCTACTGTATGTTATCATATCAACAATCTTACACAAGAAGAATGGATTAAACAAGTTACAGAAGAAATTAAAAAATATACAGATAGACCAATTAAAATGAGAAATAAACCAAGACCAAGTAATGAGTTTTGGAATACAGACATAAGAGATTATTTAAAAGACTCATGGTGTGTTGTGACAAATATGTCATTATCAGCAATAGATGGTGTCCTAAATATGACACCGGCATTTACACATCAAAGGAATGTGGCAGCTTTGATAACAAGTCGTAAAATAGATAAGATAGAAAAACCTTTTAAACCAGGTAGGAAGACGGTGCAAGAATGGCTAAACATGACAGCAAACCACCAGTTTACAATACAAGAAATAGAAGATGGCTTAGCTTTCGATATTTTAAAGGTACAGTACCAGAACGCTGGTTAGGTTTTGCGTTAGCAGTTACCTCTGTATTTATTTTATCAAGTGCCAATATTTCTACTCAATGGGTAGGTTGGTTACTTAGTGTAGTCGCTTGTGTTATGTGGGTGTATTTTGGTTACAAAGACAGAGATTGGCCAAGAGCGCTGATGGAATTAATGTATTTGATTTTAAGTATGAGGGCAATGTACAATTGGTTAATGATATAAAATATAATTTTGCGTGTGTTTGTTATGGTGATAAGTACGCCGTAGAGTATGTACAAAATCTGTACAATATGGTGAAAAGAAACACCACACTCCCTATAAACTTTGTAGTATTTACCGACCATGTTAAAATGCATAAGATGGTTGAGGGAGATATTGACATTAGACAGTTTAAAGAAACTGACCTACAAGGTTGGTGGAACAAACTACAACTATTTCATCCAGACACATATCTACCAGGTGTTACATTATACATGGACTTAGATGTTGTTATCACAGGTAACATTGACTGTTTTTATACACACGAAGCACAATTAGATTTTTGTGGTATGAATGATTTTAACCCTAGTACCAAACTTTGGAACTCCAGTATTATGAGATTCAAGCAACAAGACCTTCACGGACGGATTTGGCATAAATTCATAGGAAACCGACCAGAATACCTTAGAAGATTTGCAGGTGACCAAAACCTTATATCCGACTTTTTAAAGAACACACCTGGATGTGGTTCATTTCCTGATTCGTGGACACAATCATATAAGTGGTATGATAGAAAAGGTAATAGGTACTCCAGACAAGACATGACCTATGAACACAATGGCGAATCGTTGGTATCCGTGTTTCACGGACAGCCAAATCCTCACGAATCCGAGCAGGAATGGGTAAAAAATGCTTGGAAATAACAAGTATTTTGTGTCGCAGCTCTAAAACCCTTACCTGGTCTCAAAAAAAACTTTAAAAAAAAGCGAAAAAACGCTTGCTTTCTATGTGGAAACCTGTATAATGGACACATAATGATTAGAGAATATAACAAAAAGAAACAATGGGTGCGACTAAAAAGACTTGAAAAAAGAGTTGCCAATGCTAAAAAAGTATTGTATAGTAACCCTTATAAAACACTATATGAAGTCTTACAAATAATAAAACAAAAGGAGAATACACACTATGAGTAAAGTTAAAAACTACTATTGGGACCAAGCTGAGAAAGCTGTTGATAAAATCCTAAACGAACTAAAAAACAATGCTATCACTAAAGAAGCTGCTAAGACAAAAATTATGAATGTCGAAGCCGTTAACTTATTAGATATTGATGAACACAATGTTGACGAAGTAATCGACATGGAATTGGAGATGGCGTAACAATGACACTATTAGAACACATCAAAAATATTAACGCTAAGTCTAAAGCCTGGATGGCTAAAAATCCTGGTTCATGGGCTGGTATGGTTGTAGAAGATATTAAATTCTGGAATGACCAAGGTATTTTTACTATTGAAGATTATGAAAGAAGTAATCTGGAAGTAAGTGTTTATGAAATGCACAAACAAGCATACGGTGTAAAAGGTAGACATTACAACTTCAAAGCAATGTCAACAAAAGAATTAGAAGACGAATTAGACCACCTTTGTGATGTAGCAAAGCGTGAGGCAGAGATTGAAAAAAGGCAAGAAGAAGATAATCTAAAGGCCTTTGAAAGTAGAATTGATGAAGCACTTTCTCTTGGTGCAGAAAACAGAGAAGCTGCGATAAATTGGATATTACAAGCAGAGGGGCTTGACAAAGAACAAGATTCAGGTTATATTTGTTATACACTAGGATTAAGTTATGACAAGGAACATTTATTTCAAACAAAACACTAACAAAAGGATACATTATGATAATTAATATAGGTGACAAAATACAAGACATGAAAGGTAGAGAAGGAGTTATAACTAATATCGGTATTGCAACCGAACCTACAGATATAGCTGCTGAGTTACCTACAAGTCTAAATGCAAAGACATATGATACTTCACTAAATTATACTGGTGCAGTTACATTCGGTTCAAACTGGTGTTACTTCGTACAGATAGAGAAAGTATTAGAAAAAGCGGAACAAGAAGAATCAGCAACAGATTGGATAGATAGTTAATATGATGAAATATAATGAAGATAAAATACTAAAAGAAATAGAAACCTATATTAAAAGCACATACGGCCAACATTATGCACAAGTAAGTAAAGGTACACAGGTACAAGACTTGCTAAGAAGTGTAGGAATTGACAAAGATTTCTGTCAAGCCAATGCAATCAAATATTTGTGTAGGTTTGGTAAAAAAGATGGTAGGAATAGAAAAGACCTACTGAAAGCGGTACACTATATTGTACTATTAATGAACTCAGAGGACCAAGGAGTAAAATAATGATTGATGTATTAAACCACATTGATGATGTAAAGAAGAT